CTCGGCAAGACCATCTGGTCTGCGATCGTAGGCGATCCGGAGAAGGGCGTCCCGAGCATCATCACCCAGGCGCAGGGGCGTCCGACGCTGGTTCGCGACTTCGATGCGCGGCCGGAACTCGCCCCGCAGCCGGTCAGCTTCGAGCTGCGCCCGGTCAGTGAAGAGTTCAAGCAAGATGCCGCGGCGGGGTTACTGTGAGCAAACGCCAACCCGTGCAAGGTCAGGCCGTTACATACTGCGTCTGCGGCGAGTGGTTCGCGTCGGCGCGCGACGAGCGCGAACACCAGAATGAATGCCCGGGACCGCGCGAGCGCAAGGCCGAGCCGCAGAAACCGGCCGGCATCTGGCGCAACGGCGCGAGGGTGAAGCCGTGACGCGATTCATCGGCGGCCCGCTGGACGGGCAGAATATCCATGTGTCGGAGAACCGGAGCTACTACGAGATCGCCAAGATTCCGCGTTTCAGCCTCAAGGAGATGCAGGAGTGTATGGTGCGCGGCTCGCCGGAACCGCAACATATCAGCGTGCACCGCTACGAAAAGCAGCGGCTCGCCGGAACCGTCTTCGCGTTCGTGCTGGCCGGCACTACGCCAGAGCAAATGTTGTCGCGGTTGTTGCAATACTACTCGCCGCCGACGTAAGATTTTCACCGGTTCGGCGACACGGACGTCCCGATCCACCAACTGTCCGATGTGGATGTAACTTGGAGATTTGACGCTATGGCCGACTCACCGAATGTGAATGCGCGAAAGGTTCTGACCGTCTCGGGAATCCTGAACTGGGTTTTCCTTGCTCAGCCCTACCAGTCGAAGAAGTACCCCAACCAAGCCCCCCGCTACAAGACGCAGGTAATGCTGAACCCGCTCGCGCCGGCCGATGCCGCCGAAATCGAGAAGGTGAAGCTCGCCCAGCGCGAGGTCGCCGCCGCTACCTGGGGCGACAACTGGCAGCAGGTTCTGGCACGCATGGGCGCCAAGGATGAACTCGTCCTGCACAACGGCGACCTGCAGCAGGACGACAACGCCAAAGGTATGGTGATCCTCAACGCTGCCGTGAAGAAGCCGCCGGCCACCCTGGTCACGCTCGGCGGTGGTGCACTCAAAGCTGCGATTGCAGCGAACCCGAATGCGGATTGGGCAAAGAAGGCGCTGGCCGATAACGCGCAGGCCGCCAACGTGCCGACCGCGCCTGGTCACCCGATGTACCCGTACAGCGGCTGCCGCGGCGCTGTGATGTTCGAGCTCTACGTGTACAACAAAGAATCCTTCGTGTGCCAGCTCATGGGCGTGCAGTTTTTGGAGCACGGCAAGCCGTTCGCCGGTGGCGGTGGTGGCCGCATCGCGCGCGTGGACGAGTTCGGCATCAATCCGACTGACGCCGATGCCGCGATCCCGATGTCGCAGGCTGATACCGGTGCGGGTGCGGGCGCTGCAAGCGGACTGTTCTGACCCTGACACCCTCGCCGTCGTACCTAGCGACAAATCGGTCGGTACGGCGGGCGGCGAGGGTGTTTTCTGGAGTGCCGGAATCCTTGACTCGATGGCAATAGAGTGCATTTTTGACTTCGAGACACGGAGCCCCGAGCCGATCAGCTACGGGACCGACCGATACACTACGAAGTCAGAGCCGCTGCTGCTCACGTGGGGGCTCCTCGATACGGAGCTCGCGCTCGACCACTCGAAGCAATATCAGAGTGTCGAGCTCCACGACTGGACTCAGACCGACGACCCGCAGCTGCCGCGCGAGTTCGAGTACATCCTCCAGCAGAAAGACGTCCCGCTGGTAGCGCATAATGCTCCCTTCGATCGGGCGCAATTCCTGGGTCCGCTGCGCCTGTGGACGCCCTACCTGCCCGTAACTCGCTTCCGGTGCACCCGCGCACAGGCGTACGCGCACGGCCTGCCTGGCGCCCTGGAAGCGCTCCCTGGCGTACTCGGTCTGCCGCCCGAGACGGCGAAGTTCGCCGACGACGGGCACCGGCTGATTCAGCTCTTCTGCGTCCCGCGGGCGGTCGACAAGCAGACCGGCGCGCCGCTGTGGCACAGCCGCCATACGCACCCCGCTGAGTGGCTGGAGTTTTGCAATTACGCCAAGCAGGACACACGTAGCCTGCGCGCCGTGCGCCGCGCCCTGCCGCGAATAAACTACGAAGGCGAGCACCTCGAAACCTGGTGGCTCGATCAGATGATCAACAATCGAGGCTTCGGCTTCGACAGTGAGCTAGCCGAGGCCGCGCGCCGGCTGCTGGACGCATCCAAGGCGGAGCTCCGCCGCGACGTCGGCGACGCCACCGGCGGCGCGGTGGAGTCACCCACCCAGCGCACGCGGCTTCTGGCGTGGCTTGAAGCCAAAGGCTTCGAGGTACCCAACCTGCGCGCGGCCACCATTCGGGAGATGCTCGACGCCGACGACCTCGATCCCATGGTCCGGTTCGTGCTCGAATCGCGACTTGAGGCCGCGAAGGCGTCCGGCGCCAAATACGGGCGCGGGCTTAGCATGCAGGTTGGTGGCCGGCTGCGACACACCATCCAATTCTCCGGCGCCGGCCGCTCCGGGCGGTTCTCGCACAAGGGATTCCAGCCGGGCAACATGGCGCGGCCGGTCTCCAACGGGGCCGGCAAGAAAGCCGGGACGACGGTCCCGGTGCCGGCGGAGTTCTGTCTTGATGTGCTCGTGCCGGGTATCCTGCGCGGCGACGTCCTTAAGAATCCGATGCTGTACGACCGACCGCACACCGCATGCGCCAACGCGCTCCGCTGCGCCATCATCGCCGCGCCCGGCAATGAGCTGATAGATCGCGACTACTCCGGTATCGAGGCACGCGGCGCGGCATGGCTGGCAGAGGAGGGCTGGCTGCTAGATGCGTATCACGCTCAGGATCGAGGGGAGGGTGCCGACAGCTACAAGCAACTGGTGTCGCGCTTCTTCGGGATCCCCATCGAGGAGGTCGACAACCATCTGCGCCAGGTCGGTAAGGTCGTGCGCCTGAGCTTCCAGTACGGTGCCGGCGTCGGCGGCCTCGTGACAATGGCGGCGAATTACAACATGGATCTGGATGCGCTCGTTCCGATAATCCTGCCGCGCGCGACGCCGGAGCAGCTTAAGAAAGCCGCCAAGATGTGGCGTAAGGCGTTCTTCGCCGGGCTCGACTTCGGGCTCGCGCCGGACACTTATCGGGTGTGCGACGTCCTCAAACAGATGTATCGCGAAGCTGAGAAGCGCGTCACACAAGTCCGCTACGACATCGATGAAGCTGTCGGCAACGCCATGGAGAACCCCGGGCAGCCGTTCAAGGCGGCGCGCTCTACCTTCTTCCGGACATCGAGCAACCTGACGATTGTGCTGCCGAGCGGCCGACGGCTGCTCTATTGGCGCCCTGAGTACATCTTGACGCGCGAGGTGGATCCGGAGACGTTGGAGGAGAAGAAACGTACCGTTCTCACGTTCATGACGCCGCGCGGAAAGAGCTGGGTCCGCGAAAAAACATGGAACGGGCTCTTTTTCAACAACATCGACCAAGGCATGTGCGCGGACATTCTGCGCAATGGAATGAAAGCGATTCACCGGGACACGTTGACGGTCGCCGCAGTGGCGCGCTACCTTCACACCCTACCACCAGAGCAACGCACCGCCATCGTTCTCCACGTGCACGACGCTGTAACTCTCGACGTCCCTGTCGGCTCCTACGATCCCGAGCGCATGGATCACTGCATGGTGAGCGCCTCGCCGTGGGCCAAGGGTTTCCCTCTTGCAACTGACGGCTGGGTCGGGCCGAGGTACCACTACAAATGACAGCTCCGGAGCCAAAAGTCGGCGACAACTGGTTTCGCTACGACATCGTCGGCGAGAGCATTTTTCTCGGTTACTATGCGATCGTGCGACGCACGCCGGCCCGCGTGTACTTCACCAACGGGGAGTCTGTGCTGCTGAGGGCTCGCAAGCAGTGGGCGTGCTCCACCATCGAACGGGCGCGCGAAGCGTTCATTCGCCGGAAAGAGCGACAGATTCGCATCATGGAGCCGATGCTCGACCGCGCCCGCAAGGCGCTCGCTGCGGCGAAGGCGGACGGCTGGCCTGAGAAACCGGGCGAATGGCGAAACTTCGATAACAGCCCGTCGGAATTTACTTTCGTAGATTTGGAGCTGCCTGATGCCTCGTAACCCTCCCGGAACAGTGAAGCGCGAAGCCCCTCCCGGCCCTGAGATGACCGCGGAAGAGTTCACCCGCGCCATGGAGCAGTTGCCTCGCAACGCCGCCCGCTGGCGCTTCCTGAAGCAGAACCTCTCTAGGGCGCTTACTCAGCCCCTGGAAATGTGGTCCGGCGCCGATCTGGAGCGATGGATCGATGAGCGTATGGCGGCAGAAAAATGAAGTTCTGGCGCCGTAAATACTGGCTTCACGGCCTCATGGCGGCGGATATAGCTGACGGCTGGAATACATGTTTCATCGCTCAGCGCCGCATCTTAATGCAGAAGCAACTGGCGATGACGCCTTGGCAGCGTCATTGGCAAACCTTAGCGGAGGCGCTTCGCAAATGAAGTTTCGTCGCTACCCGGACGGCTGCTACGCCGTCGTCAAATCAGGTTGGAGAGGACCCTGTGCCCATGACAAGCCCACTGCTCGAAAACGCTTCCGTCGCTCCGGATTCATCGCCCGCGCCAATACTGGTGCGTGATTTTGAGCCGTGCCGACGAGATGCGGACGGCTATTGTTACGCGTGCCAAGCCGACGCGATCGATTGGTGCCCTCAAGATGCTTGAGTCATCCCTCGAAGACTATTTTCGCATGGCAGTGCTACGAACCGGCCGCGGGCGCGCCGATAAAACGGTCGACCTTACGCGCATCGGCGCACCGGATCGCGAGGTGCAGTGGCACGGGATGGGGCTCGACAAGGTTGAATTGAAACAGCTCGGGAAGAAGCCTGAGCCGCATCAAACGCGGTACCACCAGTATCTGGCTACGTGCTGTGTGCCAGTGTACCTGATCGACAGCAAGGAAAAGGTGGACCTGTACATCGCCGCGCGTAGTGCCGGTAAGCACTATCCACCGCTCTTTTCCGTACCCTGCGACTTCATCAAATGACCGAAAAACGCCGATTCGAGCCGCGGCCGTACCAGCGCACCGCGGCGCGGTTCCTGCTGGACGTGAAGCGTGCCAACCTCTGGGCGAAACCCGGCATGGGCAAGACCTCCACGGTGTATGCAACGCTCGACATCCTTAAGCTCGCGAGTTCCAGCTTTTTTCCCGCGCTCGTTCTGGCGCCGCTGCGCGTCGCGCAGCTCGTATGGCCCGGCGAGCAGCGGAAGTGGCACGACTTCCAAGGGATGAAGGTCGCGACGATCCTGGGGACCGCGGCCGAGCGCGAAGAGGCGCTCCTTCGCACCGGCTGCGATATCTTCGTGGTGAACTACGACAACATCCCATGGCTTGTCGAGCGACTCGGTAGCAAATGGCCGTTCCGGATCATCTGTGCGGACGAGTCCACCAAGATAAAGAGCTTCCGCGGCTGTCTGGAGCGCGATCCGCCGCACCGCTTGAAGCTGAACGGGAAGGGCGGCAAGCGCTCCGCCGCGCTCGCGCACATCGCACAGAATACCGGCCGATGGATGAATTTAACCGGCACGCCGGCGACAAACGGTCTGCTCGACCTGTGGGGGCAGCAGTGGTTTATCGACTACGGCCAGCGGCTGGGGCGCACGTTCAGCGACTACAAGAAACGCTTCTTCATGCAGGATCCGTACACCGGCATCACGTCGGCGCAGCTCGGCGCGGAGCCGTTGATCCACCAGTTGCTGGCCGATTGCACGATGGCGCTTCGGCCGGAGGACTGGCTGCCGATCCAACAGCCGATCACGACGCGCGTCGAAGTCGAGATGCCGCCAGAGGCCGCCAAGGTTTACCGCAAGATGGAGCGGGAATACTTCATCGAAGTGGGCGCGGTGAAAACAGAGGTGGAGGCGGCAAACGCGCTCGCGAAGTCCGCTAAGCTCCTCCAGCTAGCGGTCGGCGCGGTGTACGACGCTGAGAAGCATGTACACCACGTGCATGACGCCAAGCTAGACGCGCTCGAAGATGTTGTTGAAGAGTGCGGCGGTGAACCCATCCTCGTCGGGTTTTACTTCCGGTTCGACGTCGCGCGGATCAAAGCCCGCTTCCCTCAGGCGCGCGAGATCCGCACGGAACAGGACGTCGCCGACTGGAATGCAGGGAAAATACCTATCGGGCTCGCCCACCCGGCGAGCCTCGGGCACGGGCAAAACTTGCAAGATGGCGGGCGCATCGTTGTATTCTATTCGCATACGTGGGATTTGGAGCTCCGGCTCCAGTTCATCGAGCGCGTCGGACCCACCCGTCAGGCGCAAGCCGGCTACAAGCGATCGGTGTTGATCTACGATCTGATGACGCGTGGAACGATCGAGCGGGAAGTGTTGATGCGACACGAAAAGAAACTCTCGATTCAGGAGGCGCTGATGCTCGCCCGTGCGACACGGCAAGCTGACATGGTGACAGATGTAGAGCTCGCCGCACTCGCTGCTCATGAAGCGGCGCGTCAGCTAAGTCCGTACGAACAGCTCGATTTGAAGCATCTGCGCGAAAACCGGCTCGGAGCCGCTGCAGGACTGATTTAATCAACCGACGAGGATCATTACGATGGAAGGCAAAGATATCTCCAGCGAGCTGTGGCGTGAGTACGACTTCGGCGGTCGCGTGTACCGCATCGAATCCCCAAAATTGCTCTTCACGCGCCCAGGCGGGACGACTCACCGGGTGGTTGACGCTGACGATGTTGCGCACTGTGTACCGGCGCCTGGTCAAAATGGGTGCGTATTGCGCTGGACCGGCAAGAGCGGACACGGCGTTACGTTTTGATGATCTACTGGCAGCGCGTCGCAAAGTTCGACGCGCGATGCGCCGCGCTCGCCGATCGTCACTACTCACGTCGCACTGTGGGAAGCCCACAATTCATGCCGCCCGGACAGACGGTTGTTCTCTGGCTCCCGGGAGCTGTGTTCGGCTGGTGGCGCCCGGATCCAGCTAGCGGAATACAGGCGATGAACGGCCTGGACGGTTGGACGTGCACTATATTCAGAAACGAGAGCGGTATGCGCTCAAGTGACTTGATTCTCGACGCTGAATTGGCGATAAGCGAGGCCGGTTACGCGTGTGGGCCGTCTGGATTCATTACGTATGTGTGGGACCGCAAAGTACGTTCTGTGAATCCCGGAGCTTGCTTTAAGCGGGCCGGGTGGAAACGCACCGGCCGCAGCGCTGACGACAAAAAGACGCTCTTGCAGAAACCGTTTTGTCAGGCGGGGTTGATTTGAGCTTCGACGAATACATCACCCACGGCTGGCGCCTGTGCCCGATCCCGTTCGGCCACAAAGGTCCCCGGGACCTGGGATGGAACAAACCCGGCACGCCGCAGGCGACAATCCCGCCCGGCTGGAATGCCGGTCTCATGCACGTGGAGTCACACACATGCGCGATAGATATCGACAAGTTAGACGTAGCGCAGCCTTGGCTAAATGCCCGAGGGGTGGAGCTGGCCTCGCTTCTGAATGCCCCTTCTGCAGTGAGAATAAGCTCAGGACGCAGCGGCAGGGCCAAACTGTTGTATCGTCTTTCCGCCCCTCTCGTCTCCCTCAAGACGGCGCCGTTCAAGGCGCGGAGCCAGAAAAGCGGTAAGGAAGAAACGTACACCGCGCTCGACTTCCGGTGCGCCACAAAGGGCGGCCTGTCGATGCAGGACGTGCTGCCACCGTCGATCCACCCGGACACCGGCGCGCCGTATCGCTGGGAGTACGGCGACGACCTGACGGGCTCCTGGCGTAACCTGCCCGAGCTGCCTACCGAGCTCCGCGCTGTCTGGGAAAGCCTTCTCAGTTCGCAAATAGCGAACGACGCCCCCGCTGCACCCTCCGGCGCCACGTTCGATGAGATCCGCACCCTCATCGCCCAGCAGGACCCGAACGCCGCCTATAACGAATGGCTGCGCGTCGGGATGGCGATCCACCACGAAACGGGCGGCTCGCGCGACGGTCTGCTACTGTGGAACGAGTGGAGCGCCCAGGCTACGGGTCCCGACAAGTACAAAGGTCTCGCCGACCTTGAGCCCCACTGGCGGTCCTTCAGTGCGACCGCTGCCGGTGCCGTCACGCTGGGCAGCTTGCGCGCCGAAGCTGTGGCAGGAGTCAGCGACTTCCCGGTAGTGCCGGCCAGCACTGCAAAACGCAAGTTCCAACGTCGCAGCTTTCAGGAGTTCATCAGTGGCAAGCCTCCCGAATGGATCGTGGACGGGATTATCCCGGCTGCTACTGTCGGCGCTGTGTACGGAGCTTCCGGCTCCGGTAAGTCGTTTCTCGTCGCTGATCTCGGCCTGCATGTCGCAGAAGGGCGGACGTGGCGTGGTCAGAACGTACGCAAGGGGCGAGTCGTTTATCTGGTCGCTGAAGGTGTCGCCGGATCCCGGCAGCGCCTTACGGCCGCTCGTGATGAGCTGGGATTCGATGTTTCTGGGTTCGAGGTCATCGAAGACACCCCGAACCTACTCAACAAGGAAGATCCGCCGGCCCTCGCACGGGAGCTTCAGGCGCCGGACGAGGAAGGGCATCCCGCGAAGATAGACTTGGTGATCGTTGACACGCTGGCGCAGACCACCCCGGGCGCCGACGAGAACAGCGGTAAGGATATGTCGGTCGCCCTGGAGCATTGCAAACTAATCCATCAGGCAACTGGCGCCATGGTGCTCTTGATCGCGCACGCCGGCAAAGACGAGTCTCGCGGGCTGCGCGGTTGGTCCGGCATCCGTGCCGCGCTCGACTGCGAGATCGAGGTCACCGACACGCAGCCGAACACTCCCGGCAGTCTGCGCATCGCCAAAGTCACCAAAATGAAAGACGGGGAGGAGGGGGCCGAATACCCGTTCCGGCTCAGGGTCGCCGGTAAAAGCTGCGTGATCGATCACACGGACGAGAAGCCGCGCGCGAAGGTCTCAAAGTACCGCCCCGGCTCACCGGAAGATTTGATCCGGCAGGTCTACCCCACATTGGCGCCGATGGGGACAGGGCAGGGGGTGGCTGCGTACGACCTAATTGCCGCTATCGTTGATCGCATGGCGCCGGAGACACCCGATCGGCGTGCCGATAGGATCGGAAAAGCGCTGAACAGTTTTTGCAATAAGCCGGGCTCGATGCTGCGAATCCAGGGAAATATGGTGTTCCCAGTTGAGACCAACCCCTCAACGTTCGATTTGCGTCCCGTGGCAGGTGCTGCCGGCATTGACGTAGAGCTACCGCTCCGGCAGGATCACAGCGACCTTCTAGGGGTGCAATAACTATGGCTGATCCAACCGAAAATGTAGTCCGGCGTCCGGACCGTCCTAAAGTCCAGAATCCGAAAGCTGCCGCTCCTGCTATGGGCGGAGGCGACATGGATGCGGGCGAGGAGATGGGCTTTTTCAAGACGCTCGGGCGATTGCTGGTAAAGCACAACGCCAACGATGAGGGCGACGCGCAGGAGCATGCGCAAGGTGGCCTCACGCGACGGCGCAAGGTGGATCAGCTCGTTGATGAGGCCGTGAGCGGCGCCAAGGACGACTCTTACTGATGTTCGCGCACAATGTCATCGATGACATCATCCGACGCGAGGGTGATACGTACACCGATGACCCAGCTGACCGCGGTGGTCCGACGAAATACGGGATCACGCTGGCTCTGCTTCGCCGGCTGCGTCCGGATGCGACAGCGGCGGACGTGCAAAGGCTCACCGAGCAGGAAGCGCGTGACGTATACCGAACCGAGTTCGTGTTGCCGTTCGACCGGTTTCGCGCATACCCGGACCTGCTCGCCCTGTGCGTCGACTCCGCCGTCCAGCATGGAGTGTCGCGCGTACAGGGGTGGCTGAAGCTGATTCCTAGCAGTGATCCGGATGTGAACTACATCAGCCTATTCAAGCGCCGGATGGTGTTCTACGGCGAGATCGTGCAGGCTGACTCGTCGCAATCTCGTTTCATAAAAGGCTGGCTTGCCCGGCTATCGGAGTTCGCAAGATGAGTCGCAAAGTCAAGTTCGATAACCCCACAAAGAACACGGATGGTACCGCGTTCGACGCGAAGAACAACACGGCCGGCTATGACGTCGTGATCGACGGTCAGCCCGCAGTGAGTGTTCCCGTCGGGTACGCAACCGAAATCGATCTGGAGAGCCTCGCCGGCTTTTCGGCGCTCAAGGCGGGCAAGCATACGGTGCAGCTCGACGTCGTATCGAAGGAGGGGGCGCGCTCTGATCTGTCTGCGCCCGCCACGTTTCCGGTTGTGGGCACCCCGCTGGCTCCGACGATTACTAGCGTGGATTGAGGATCTGTTCTAGGTGAAGCCCGAAACACTCGCAGCATGGCGTGACGCACTCGGCGGTCGCAGGTTTATCCTGACGCTCGGCGCCGGGGTCGTTGACGCCATGCTGGTGTGGTTCGGCAAGATCACGAGCGCGGACTTCGTGCTCGTGACGTCCGCGACTGTCGGCCCCTACATCGCGGCCGAGGCGTACCTGAAAGCCCGGACCGCCGGCCCGTCTCCGCAGTGAACCCGTACCTACTCATCGCCGCTCTAGTCATATTCGGGGGCTCACTGACGGCCACCGGGGTCACAGCTTACCGGATGGGCGCCGAGCACGAGATCGCCGCTCAGGCGCGCCAGGATGCCGCCGTTCAGGCCATGACCGAGGCTGCGGCGAAAGCCATCGCCAGAATCGAGGTGAAGAATGTCACCATCCGCCAGCGCCTGGAGACCGAGATCCGGGAAAAGCCTGTGTATCGCGATTGCCGTATGGACGCTGACGGGCTGCGCCTCGTCAATGAAGCCATCACCGGGACCGCCCCCGCTGGTGATCGCGAACTGCCCCGAGATACCACCGCAAACTGACCCGAGCTTCGGCGCAACCGTGCAGAAGCTGACCGAGATCGCCATGCAGTATAGAAAATGCCGCGCCGCGGCGTTAGGACAGTGACGCCCTATGCCGAGCCCTAGAATGTCTGATGCCCTGCTACGTGAAACTGTCGACCAAGTAATGGCGCACGGCGGCGCGTACTCCCGCGCAGCTACCGCACTCGGGATACCGGTCCCGACAATGCAACGTCGATGGGATCGCGCCAAAGCGGCCGGTTTTGTCCCGGCTACTGCTCCGGTGCACCCGGTCCCGAACGGGCAACTGCTGAAGGGGACGTCAACGCTCGTCGGCCCAGACGGAGAAACGAAGCTCCAGTGGATCAAGACGCACATCAACGCCGAGCAGTTCGAGGCGATGGTGCGCGGGGCGTGCGAGGCCGCGGCGAAGTCCGTGAAGCCACACAAACGCGTGAAGGTGCCGAGCAACACCGCGGCCGATCTGCTGAATCTGTACGTGATCACCGACTATCATATGGGCATGCTGGCCTGGGCCCGCGAGACCGGCGCACCGTGGGATCTGGACATCGCCCGCAACACTCTGAAGTCTGTGCTCGGCGAGATGCTCGACGCCGCCCCGGACGCCGAGATGGGCATCCTTGAGCAGCTCGGCGACTTCCTACACTTCGATTCGCTCAAGGCGCTGACTCCGGAGCACGGGCACCTGCTCGACGCCGACAGCCGCTACCAGAAGGTGGTGGAGGTGACGACCGAGGTTCTCATCTGGTGTGTCGAGCGCATGCTCCAGAAGCACAAGCGCGTGCACGTCGATATGCGCGAGGGCAATCACGACCCAGCCGGCTCTATTTGGCTGCGCGTCATGTTTGCTCGCCTGTTCGCCAACAACCCGCGCGTGACCGTCGAGCAGAGTCCGCGGCCGTATGCCATCTACCCGTGGGGTCAGACACTGCTGGGCTTCCATCACGGCCACCTGACCAAGAATCAGAAGCTCCCGGCGCTGTTCTCGGCACTGTTCCGCAAGGAGTGGGGCGCGGCGTCGCACACGTACATTCACACCGGGCATCTGCACCACATCGAAGAGAAGGAGCACCCCGGCGCCAACGTGCTCCAGCATCCCACCCTTGCTGCGCCGGACGCTTACGCGGCGCGCGGCGGATGGCTGTCCAAGCGCCAGGCGCTCAGCATCACGTATCACAAGACGGCCGGCGAGATCGGCCGACGATTCCACCTACCACCGGAGTAAAAGCCCATGTTCTGGATCATCATTTTCGGCTACACGTGGAGCAACTGATGCCATTCACTGCTGACTACATCACGGCCGTCCCGCGGGAGCAGCAGGAGGATAGGCGCAAGATTCGCTGCTTCTCCGGCCGCTACATCAACCCACTCAAGGTCCGAGCGCGCGAAATCTGCCTTGAGGACATCGCACACCACCTGTCGCAGATAAACCGCTATACCGGCGCATCGCCGTGGCCGCTGTCGGTCGCGCAGCATTCGGTCATGTGCGCGGAGCGTGCGGCGGAGCAGTGGGATAGAGGACTTCCTGTGTCCGTCTACGGCGGCATGTGGCGCAGCGGTCTGCGTGGCATGGCATCACGCCGCGACTGGATCGCCGCCCATCTCCTGCACGACGCCGGCGAGTACCTGTTCAACGACCTGGCGAGCCCCGTGAAGCGCGATCCGCGCATGGCGTGGTACCGGGAAGCCGAGCACCAGACTACTCGCCTCATGTTCTGCGTGTTCGGGCTCGACCCTGCGTTGCTGGAGCTCACCAAACCGCTTGATGATGCGCAATTCTTTGCCGAGGCGCGCACCTTCTGGAAAGACAGCAGCGAGGTCATCATGTGGACGCCGCGCGAGGCAGAAACGGCGTTTCATCGTGCGGCGCAATCCCTGAATCTCTCGCCCATCTGGAGCCACTGATGAAAACGACTCTTCCAACGGACTCTCAAGCCCGCAAGGACGTCCCGCTGTACAGCGGCTGCTTCGCCTACTTCCCGGCTGCGCTGGCCGGCGTAGCGCGCTGGAGCAAGCTCGGGAACGACAAACACAACCCCGGCCAGCCGCTGCATCACGCTCGCGGCAAGTCGATGGATCACGCGGATTGCATCCTGCGACACACCATGGATTTGAGCGACATGCTTGCGGACTTCGCGCGCCGGCCGGAAGTACTCAGCGCAGCTGAACGGCAAGCGATTCTCGATGAGGCCGACGCCCGCGCGTGGCGCGCGCTGGCCGATTCGCAGGAACTCCATGAGCGTTTCGGCGAAGCTCCGCTCGCACCGGCGGCGCGACTGCCGAATCCGCCGGAGGCGATAGCGAAGTCACCGGGTCAGACGGATGTCGCACTGAATCGACTCGATGAGCCGGTATTCAAAAAAGCCAGCTGGTTGTGCCCGCATGGCGACTGCTGCCTGCCCGTCAAACACGGCGGGCCTCATGTAGATCTTAAGATCTGAACCAGCTTATAACGGTCGCCGCGGCAGCGCCCAGTGTCGCGGTGATCGAGCCGAGCACGACGAGTGTCGCCCATGATCCTTTGGCCTGATGCATCTGCGCGAGGAGCAGTTCGACGTTATGCGTCAGACGCCCCACGTCCTGCTGCAAGGCAGCGACTTGCACCTTGAGGGCGGCGATATCCGTTTCGGTACTGCTCATCGAGATTCCTTCGTCATGCCGTCTTTCTAAACCAGTCGCTCAGCAGGATCGCTTGCGCAGAAGCGTGCTCGTTGTCGAATCCTAATCCAATCAGCGCGGGGGTGCCCAGGAAAGTCGCCGAGGCTTCGGAAAATACGGTAACGAACGTGCCCGCTATGCCGGTCGAACTCGCAGAGAAGACCAACGTCGTGCCGTTGTAGCTGATTCTGAGATATAGCCGATTTGAGAATGACGCGCCAGGAATGAACGCCGCCGGGATGGAGTTCGAGACCAGCACCGGGTTGCTGTTGAACGAATTGAAGGCGTTCAGCTTCTGCACGGTGAGCGCAGTGCCGCTGCCGAAGCCTATCCAAATGATTTTTCCGCCTGTGCCGGCCGCCACAAACATGCCGCCCGACGCGCCCGACGCCAGTGCTGCGGAAGGTGCTTGAGTGGATACCTGCGCCGTGTACTCCCACGAGCCGGTTACAGGCTGAGAGTAGCCGCCGAAATTGCGCGAGGCGGTGAGCGCCGGGAGAAACACGAGCGACCCGTTCGCTAGAGTGGTGGTCCCGGTGCTGACATTAAACGCCGTCCATTGACTGGTATTGATCGATGAACCGGTCTCGAACTCGTCATCTTGTGCATTGGGGCTGCTGGGGTGCGTGTCTGGCGTGATATTGCCGCCCCCGCCTCCGCCGCTTTGCGCGACCCAAGAAGGATTAGCTCCGGCCCCGTTCGTGCTCAGTACGTAGCCTGCGGTGCCCGCCGGCAGTCGCGCCCAGCTCGATGCGCCGCGATACAGGATATCGCCTTGCGCTGCACTGCCGATAAAGTCGAGCACGTCCGAGAGAGTCAGCTCTTCGCCGTTGCCGGCGCCACTAGTCTTGCGTCCGAACACTCGTGACGTAGCGGACGCCTGTATGTAGCTCGCATTGATGGTGTCGAAAGACAGTGCTCCGCCGCTTTCGTGGAGTACCGCCTTGTCGCCTGTCGACTGGATCGCGACCGGCTTACCGCTCGTGTTGTTCGGCCGCCCCCACGCGGAGCGCGCGGAGATGTCAGCCATATCGAGCGTGGGATTCCCTGCATCGCCATCCGCGTTCGTCACCGTCAGGCGGCCGGTATTGGCGACGGCAATGCTGCGCACAGCCATGTCGCCGTTCGCCTTGCGGGTGATGAGACCGTTGCCGGTCAGCGCGGCCAGCTTCACGATGTTCGCCGGGATCTCGCGAATAAATCGCCAGATTACCGTCACGACCCCGGGCGACGTGCCGCTGCTCTTACTGGCCGCGATCGCCGCGGAGATTGCTGCCGTGACCTCCGCGCGTGAGGGTGCATCCGTCTCGATCGAGATGGACTTATTTACTGTTCCGATGATCGGGACGCGGACTTTCACGGCTCATCCGGTGCCAGCAGCTTTGCGAGATCCACGGTCTCCCGCTTCTTCGCCGGGGCCGGCTTACGGGACGCCTTACCAACCCGTCCGGGCGGCGGGGCGAGATCGAGCGAAGGGTCGAACCATTGCTCGCCGGGCTTCGGCACGGGCGGCATGATACGGGCCGGAGCAGCACCTTCCGGAGCCACCAGATTGAGGATGTCCGCCAAGCCGAGATCGGCGCCCGGCATAGGCGTGGGCGGCATGATTCGGGAGGGCGTAACACCCTCGGACGGCACAAGATCCATGAGCGGGCCGAGCGCCTCCAGCTGCTCCGTCGGCATGGCGTCGAACGGTCGCTCGATGCGGGCCGGTGCGACGCCCGGAGGGGCATCCAGGCCGAATCCCTGTGCGAGATCCATGGATTGCTGCGGATTGACCTCCTCCGGCGCCTGGGGCTTCTCCGGCCGTTTGCCGTAGTCTCGGAAGCTGCTGCGCTCCGCCGGTGTGACGGCCTCGCGCCCGAAATTGTTCTGGAAACCGTCAGCCGTGACGTCGAGTCCGGGAATCTTGCCCAGAAGCCCTCGCCCCGCGTCCTTGATGGCGGAAAACACCCCCTCGGACTTGACCGAGCTGCGCGTCCCGGTGGCGCCCTGGCTGTGCCGCACCACGTTCTTGGCGTAGCCGCCGGCATCCGCGATTATCTTCGCGTTGCCGGTGAAGCGGCCGGGGTTCTTCTGGTCCATCCGGAACAGCTTCTGCGCGTCGACCTGGCCGCCGCGCGTTGCCGTCTCGTAATCGTGTATCTTCGCCAGCGCGCGGCGGGACGCCACATAGTCGGTGTACAGCTGCTGATTGCCGCTCGCCTTGAGCTGGGCTTCGAGCTGATCCTCCAGTGTGTCGGCCGCGTCGCGATCAAGCTGTCCCTCGCGATTCGTCGCCACGTCCTCGGAGCGAGCTCGCTTCACTTCCTGCCGGCGCAGTGCGCCGATCACCTGGGTGGTGCTCGGCTTGTCCGTCGGCTTGAACCCGGTTCGAGTCTTGGCCGCCTCGTAGGCCGCTTGCATACTCTCCGACGGGCTCGCGGATACGGCTTTCTCGACGTCTTCATAGACCTTGAAATGCGGCTGCCGGAGCTTGTCGTAATCGGTCTGCATCAGCGACGTTTTGCCGGTCGCGCCGAGATCCTCGGCCGCGAGCTTCGTCGTGGTCGCCTGATTCTCCAGTGTGAAATCTTTGCGCAGCGCGGCCGGATCCTGCAGCGACTCGCGTCGCGTGCCTGGCACTCTCTCGCCGGGCTTCATGGCCTGCACGTCAGACGGTCGCAGCTTGTATCCGGCTGCGCGCAGCGTGCCGATCACGTCGCCCTGGCTCGCCTTGGCGGCGCCGCTCACGGCGGCCTCTTTCAGCGCAGCCGCGCCGGCCTTCAGCGGCACGCGCGCGCCGAGAACGCCGGCAACATCCGGGATTGCCTCTTCCGCACTCTGCACGATCGTGCGCGCACCGTCCGGCAAGTTCTCCACTGCGCGATCAATCGGCGCGGCGACTTTCTCGGCACCGGCCTGCACCGCGCCGAGCGCGCGCGTCACAGGGTCGTTGCCCTGCGGCAGCTCTACCTTCGGCATGGAGACGTCGCCGGTTACCAGCCCTTTCAGGCCGCCCAGCGCCTTGAGCCCGGTATTCACCGCTCCCGCTGTGGCGTGCAGCGCTGCGCCGACTCCAGGCAAGTCCATCAACGTATCGCCGATGCCGCGTTCGCGGCGCAGCGTCTTGCTGCCGTCGTCGCCGGTGACCGCATAGAAGCCTTTTGGGGCGTCCTCATCTGTGCGCCACGCCGCCCCTTCCGTCGGGTTGGCTTTGACGGCTTCGTGGTCGCTAAACGCGCGCAGCCGGGTGCCGAGCTCCGAATCGAGCTGATCCGGCATCTCCACGACAGTCCCGTCGGGCATCTGCACCTGTGGCACGTTAGAACCCCTTGGACTTCAGGTAGTCGGACAGCGAAATGGCTCCACCGGCGCCCGGGGGCGCGGCAGCACCTGGCGCCACTCCACCACCCTCCGGCGGCAGCAGCGTATTCGTCAGTATGCGCGTGCGCGCCTTGTTCAAGCCGTCGAGTACTTCAGCCCATGCGGCGCGCGCGTCCTGCTCGCTGATGCGGGGGTCGACGGCGCGCGTATACGCGTCCGTAACCTTTGTACCCTCGGCGTTCGACAACGAGCCGAGACCGCGCATCTTCTGAATAGCGATCCCGAAGGTCTGCGCGTCGATGTTCTTCAGTGCCGCCTGTGCGTCCGTGATGTCCTGGCTCAGCAGACCGGCGACCGTGCGCACGCCTGGCTGGCCCTGAATGTTGCCGTATACGCCAGAGAAACCCGGCTTCTGCAGCAGTGCAGTAATGTTGCCGGCCAGTTTGTCGAGGTCCGCGAGGCGATCCGGTGCCGCCATCTGGTTCTCGCCGACGGCTTTGCCGACTTCCTTGGCGCGCGCGATTTCCGCGGCGTTGGCGCCGACCGCTGTCGCCGAACTGACCGGCCGGGCCGGCAGCGCGGCCGGTGCCGGAGTGCCGGCCGGCACTGGAGCGGGCGGAACGAGACCGCCGACACCGCTAGGTACAGCTGCCGCCGGAGCGGGGGCAGGACCGGGCTGCGGAGCCGGCGGAATCATTGCAGCAAACGGGTTTGCGTCGACTGTCGCCGGCACTCCGCCCAGGTCCACGGTGCGCTGAGTCGAGCGCATCACGTCGAACGCCTGTCGGCGCTGTGCTTCCGGTACATGACCGGCGTCATCGAGCATTCCGAAAGCCTTGAGCACCTGAATTGGGCCGGCTTCGCCGCTCGCCCCGCCCGGTGTCGGATTCGGGGTCAGTCCGGCCGCGAACTTGTCGCCCACGCTGCCGCCGACCGCGTAGTAACGCTCGACGGGCCCCGAGGCAACGCCGCGCAGCGCGATATTCGCTGCCTCCGGCGTCGCGTTCGGGTCGGCCGCGCGACTGCGAAAGCCGACCTCCTGAATGTTCTTGCTCGCGCTGGCGATCTGCTCCGGGTTGACGCCGGCCTGAATCGCCGTCACGTAGGCCGCCGGAATGCCGAGCTGATCGGCGAGTCCGGTCAGATTCTCCATCGCCGTATTCTGGCGCACGCGCTCACGGGCTTGCTGCAGGGCGCTTTGCGTAGCTGCGCCGAGAGATAGCCCTTTCTGGTACGCGAGCTCGTTGCCGGCCCCGTTGCCGACCAGTGCCGCACCGATATCACTAAAATCAGCCATTGACGCCACCCATCGGAGTCGCAGGGGTGCGCACACCTCGCGCGCGACCGTATTTCTTTGCGCTGTCTGTCGGAACGCCGAACGCGTCTACCGCGTTCGGATCTTCGAGACCGACATTCCCGGCCATCGCCGCACCGGCGCCGCTCGCGAGCTGTCCGGCGGCGGTCAGCCACTGGTTCGGCTTCGTCATCGCCAAGCGGAGGCGCGTCAGGAAGTCCTGGCTCGCGGATCGACTGCGCAACGCATTCAGGTCGACGGTCGCGTTATTCAGTGCCACGCCCTCCTTCTGCCGTTGGTACTGCGGCGCCTCGATCGCAGCAGTAAGGTCGGCGTTCTGCACGGCCTCTGCTTCAGTCTGTGCGCGCGCTGTGTCCGCGTCCTGTGCAAAGCGCGAGCTGACGGCACCGGAAGCCGGCACAGCGCCCTCGCGCGCCGGCAGCGACTTGCGGAGCGCATCCAGATACGTCGCACGCTTAGCGGCCTGCTCCGCCGCCGGGTTGGAGGCTGCGATCTGCTGCGTAGTCTGCGCGACACGCTGATCCGCCTCGCGATTGACCGCAGCCTGGCGCAAGACGCCTTCAGCCGCGATGCGCCGCTGATCGTCCACCAAATCATTCTGCGCTTTGCGCTGACCGGCTGCGCCGACCGCGGAGAGTGCGTAAGGGAGAACCTGCCAGCACATCACCGAACTCCTGGGCGACCAATGCCGCTACCGTAAACCTGTTCATACGAGCTCGTGAGCCCGCGGCGCAGATTGCGCGCTTCCTGCAGCGTTTTGTATGTCGCGGCCGTCGACCCGAAGATGTCGCCCAAGGACGCCGCAGCGCCATTCGCCCCCTGCAGATTCGCCTGAAGCATGCTCGACGTCTGCCCTGCAGCGTTGCCGATATCGCCGCCAGCTTGCGCGAGCGCGATCAGCTGCGTTCGTGCGTTCTCGTCTTGCGAGCGCAGACCGGCTTCCGCCTGATTGACCTTCGACTGCACCGCCGTCGTACCTTCCGCCATCTCGCGGCCCAGGTCGCGACCCTTGTCGGCCGCAACACTGCCGCCGGTGAGCCCTGAGCCTGCGAGCTCGAATTTCAGGTTGCGATTAGCGTCCGCGTACTGGCGACTCAGATCGCCGGTATACTTGGTCTGCAACGCCTTGGCGAAATCGGCATACTGCCGCTCGCGGCCGGCATATGCTGAATTGATGTCCGAAACATTCTTGGTGATTCGCGCTTGTCGCTGCGCTTCCAGTTCCGCCGCGCTCGTATCCTGAGCCGGCTTCTTCGGGTTGATGCCCAGGACGTTTCCTTCGTCCACAGTGTTGCGGAAGGTCATCGGACCGGTGTCGGTCGCCTTCTTGCCGCTCGCTACGCGCATGATCGTGCGGGACGGACTCATCAAACCCGTGATTTTGGAGAAGCACATCGTTCAATCGCCCCTTACGGCGACGTATGTCACCAAGTCGGTTCCGCCAGCGCTCGCCTTGCGCGCGGTCGATTCGTATGATAACCCGATGCGCTCGTACCATTCACGTGCGCGAGTTCTCGTTGCGAGCGTCACAGTTTCGAGTCTGGTCGCTTTCTCCTCGCCGAGCATGTAACGGACGCATCCAGCCGCTGCGGCGGTGATCTGGTTACCGCGCTTCCATGCGTCTGGAGTAGACATGAACCACGACGCCCACGTGCCAGGTCTTTCAAGTACGTAGCCGCCGACAGCTGCCGGAAAGTTCCCCACTGTCTCCCAGAAGGTCCATATGCGCCGCGGGCGCGGATCCAGCCACAACCGAGCCGCGACGTCATCCGGTGCAAACGTCTCGCCGACTTGCTCCAGATACGCGGTGCGGTCGTCAAGTGTGATGTTTGCGGCGACCTGCTCGAAGACTCGAAGACTGTGCCCGAACGTCGCACGGATCACGTACCGGCCTCCCCGAGCTTGTAGAGGTTCGTGGCGAACCACTCCCAGGGTTCATCCATGAACGTGATGCGCACCTGAAAACTCGGCGCGGTAAGCGGGAACGGGATCATCCCGACCCCCGGAAGCGTGTCTCCGTCGATCGGATACGGCGCTGTTGCCTGAGAGCTATCCTTCTGATTGTACCCGATTGAGATTTCTGCGGTGCCGTTGATGATCAGATCCAGCCCGGCAAGCTCTTTCTCGATGCCTATTTCGCCAAGATCGAGATAGTTCCAAGCCATGTATCCATCGAATGGTATTCCGTGACATGCCATAGCGTTAGCTCAGGTAATTTGTGACTACGACAACGCCGGCAGCGCCGCTTCCGCCGTTTCCGCCGCTGTGCGACGTCGACCCTCCGGCCGCGCCGGAGCAGCCACCACCACCGCCGCCCGCTCCGTAGGATCCGCCATCGCCGCCATTCCCGCCGTCCGCTCCTCCGACAGTGGATGCCACCGCGCCGCCGCCCCCGCCGCCGCCCCCGCCGCCATCCTGAGCTGCCGAGGACTCGCCACTCTGTCCGGCCGTAGCGTACGCCCCGCCGGCCCCGCCATCTGGCGTTGGTGACTCAGCGGTAGAGCCGTTGCCGCCGGCCGCAGAATTGAAATTGAACGGTGCGCCGCCGCCCCCGCCGCCCCCTGCTGGCGCCCCGTTCGAGTCGGACGACTCACCGGCGCCGGCCGGAGTGTTGAAAATCCCGAACGTGCCGCCGGCTTTGCCGGGGTACCCGGTACCGCCACTGCCGCCGGTACCGCCCGGATTGCCAGGGGTGTTTCCAGGGACATTATTGATACTGCCGCCAGCGCCGCCTTTCGCGGTGCAGAAGCCGGCGAAAATCGAGTCCCCGCCGGTGGTGCCCGGCAAGCGCGGGCCGCCTTGGGGCGCACCGGCGCCGCCGCCACCGCCCGCACCCACCGTCACCGCGACCGTTGACGGCAGATCGGCGGCTGCGATACCGGTTCGTACACGCTTCTCGCCGCCACCGCCTCCCGCGCCGCCGTAGCCGTCCGGGATGACGGTACTGCCGCCCCCGCCGCCGCCGCCGCCCGCGATGACTTTGAGGTCGACCGTTATGAGGTTGGATCGCTTCGTCCACGTGCCGCTGGCCGTGAAGATGTCTATAACGACGCCCGGATGCCCAGTGTCAAGGACGATCGTGTTAGATGGCGAGGATTCTGTCTGCGCGGTGTACGACGTCACGTAGTACGAATAAATCGTATCCATTGACAAGCCGGAGAAGAGATGATCAAGCGTATCCGGATCGCCGGTGTCGAACAGCTCAGAATCATCCGCAGCGTTGTAGATTTTATACCCGGTGATCGGGCCGCCGGTCGTTGTCGCCGTCGTCCAGCTGAGCAAGATACTCTCGAAATCTGACTGCACTTCGCCGTCGAGCACTGGCGGCGCCGGTCCGCCGATGGGGCCGTCCACCACATTGGAATGTGGAGAGAGCCCGCCGCTCGCCGAGACTGCCACCACGTAATAGGTGTAATCCGTATTCTCGTCCAGCCCGGCGTCCGGGTATGTCAAGCCGTACACCGTAGCGATCAGCTCGTCGGTGTCCGCATCGTACAAGAGGTAATGATCCGCGCCATCGACCGCCGTCCAGCTCAGGTTGTTCGTCGTGCCGCTGCGCACATTGGAGAGCACCGGAGCGGTGTCGACGTCACAATAGACGTCATCCGCCGGAGCTCCAGCGAGCAGCGCATCTTCGCTCATCTCCCAGACGAGATCCCCGGCCCGCAAAAGGAGCGCTGTGCCGTCGATGGTCCAGTCGGTGATCTCCGCCGGGAACACGTAACGGCTCCAGCTCATGTCCTTGGCGGCAGGTCCGTTGATGGTCAACACCATCGCAGTATCGCCGAACAGGCACCAATACTGCCCGGCGGCGGGCCACATGACGCCGATAGGGTCGTAGCCGGCCAGACGAGCGGCGGCAAGCAGTGGCTTCACAAGCGGATCAACGCCGATCCCAAAGAAGCCGGCCTGCAGGTTCGTGCTCGCGCCCGCAATGCCGACGCTGCGGATACCCTGATTGGTCAGTCCGACAAGATCGTTTGCGGCAGGCTGCAGTGACTGGTGATACTCGAACGGCACCGGCTGCGAGTCCAAGATCGCCATGTTGGCGGGGTTCGGGTCAACCTGCCACATCTGATAACCGGAGCTGCTCGACGCGATGAGATTACTGCGATACAGCCCGAGCGCCGCGACCGGATTCGCGCCGTAGGTGTTCAAACCGAACGGGATATAACCCGCATCGTTAGGGGAGCTCCAGTCGAGCGGGTTGGACGTCGAACTGTACGCCACGATGTCGGTGTCGCCGGCGAAAATCTTGTTCGCCGCGATAGCGACGATCTTCGAGTGCGGGCAGCGTTCGTCGTCAATCCGTCGACTGACGGCATGCCATACGATCGTGTTATCCACGACGCTACCGCCGACCTGCTCGGGGAAGTCTGGTTCTGTGCTGCCGGATACGAGGATCGGCGTCGCTTGCCAAACTACCCGTGAAGTCGCAACCGCCTCCCAGATCACCTCATTGTCGTACACCGTCTCGCCCAGCACCACAGGCCAGGCGGGCTCTACCGCACCGGAGAAACCGGCCGCGGGCTGCACTGCACGAAAGACGAGCGCATCACTCGCCGCAGGGCTGATGTAGTCCCATGAGAAGGCGTCGGCATAAGAGCCGTTCTCACTGTCCTCGCGGGTCGTAAAGAATGCGCCGATCGACGCGCGCGTCGCGCCCGCAGGAGCGACACCAGTCACTGACGACAAAACCCACTCGCCGGTTGTGCCGAAGCCGCTGGAGCCGGATCCGTACGGGCTCGGATCTTCGTCCACCCGGATCAGATCGTCCGACTCATTGAACCAGTACAGGCGACAAGCGCCCCAGGTCCAATGCTTGCGGTTGCAAGGCACCGAACGGACGTAGCACTGCGCCGTGATCGACTGGCCGGGCGCGACCGGCGCGCGCAGCGTGTTGATCAGCTCGGCTCGCCACCCGCCGCCCGGTCCGGGACCGCCGCCACCACCGGGCGGTGCCTCCCAGCGAAAGCCATGGGTGCCGGTGAAAAAATTGTTGCTGCCGCAAGCCTGCCCAGTCACGACGGCGCCGCTGCCGTCTGTGTCGAGCTTGTTCAGCTCCCAGTCGGTGAGATCGCCGGTCTCAAATCCGGGGTTATCCGGCTGCGTAGATGCGCCGCCCGTGGACGAGCGCGGCCGTACCAAATCGCCCGGCTGATATAGAGTTCCTGGGGCCCACACCGGTGTCGTCATGGCAGGAACCCATTATCGGGACCCGGAGCCCCGTAGCGGTCGGTAACGTCCGACCCCGGTTGATTCGATGGCGGAACAGTGACCGTTTGCGGCGCCGCAGAGCCGGCGTCTGTGTCTTCGGTGATCTGTGCACCCGGCTCGGTCGGCCAAGTCGGCTCCACTGAACCGGAAGCGGGATTAGCCCCGGCGGTGTCCACGACCGTGTAGTAGTAGTCGTTATATACCGTCGGTTCGATGACATCGCCGAGCGTGCGAGCGACGTTCGGCGCCCAGCTGATATTGGGCGGCGAGAGTCGCACAGCTTTGTACGCTAGACCGTTCGGGACGGTCGGCTCCACGACGTCGCCGGCGTGATAGATTTTGTCGGCCTGCCACGCGCCGCTGGTTTGTAGCCAGTAGTGATACACCGACTCCGCGCCGCTGTCGCCGACCTCAAACTCGGCCACCACATAGAGGAAGCCCAGGAAGGGCGCCGCAAAGTGAATCTTCTTCAGTGGGAAGCCTCCGGCGGTGCCGGCGTCGAACATCGGATGCGTGAGAACGTGCAGCGTGTAACCGGTCGGAACCGGTACCACTTCGGTTGCGAATACGTGGCGTGAGCCGTCGAAGGCGCACAAGCCGCGACTGCTGCTTGGTAGCACTGCGCGCCGGAACGTGCCCGGGCGCACCTTGACGGTGTTCTCGCTGGTGACATAACCGTTGATCGAGTCGTAGAGCGCATCCGGCCGAGCCGCGCCTTTCGTGCGCAGCCGATTGATGCCGCCTTTGACGACCGTCAAAGCGGTCATGCTGGCTCATTCCCCAGTGGTAGGAAGCGCGGCGGTGTCATCGGCGGTAGCGGTCGGCCCGGTGCCGGTACGAAGCGCGCCGTGTTGTGCTGACCGCTCGTAATATCCCTGATGCGCTGCAGCGCCATGCTCTTACCGACGTCGCCAGCAAACTGGCCGCGACCAGAGAGCCCGAGCGCGTACCAGAGCACCGCCGAGTCATCGATCGTAGTGTGATCGCTATCCTCTACGAGCGGCGCCTTGCCGAAGTTACCTTTCACCCAGAGCGTGTATGCAGCCTGCGGCGCCGGGAAAATCTCGATACACGAGCGAATTTCATAGTGTGAGGGCCACCCCGGTGTAGTCTGCGCGCGAGTGTAGAACTCGGGCGGGATGCCTTCGGTGAGTGGAACCCACGTCTTGTTGAGATCCTCGAAGCCGACCCAGGTGATCTTCTTCGGGTCGAGCGTCAAGCCGGCGCACGCGTCATCGCCGTCCGATATGCCGTAGTAGCGCAGTCCCGGCACCATGTCCCAGGCGAAAAAGCGCTCGCCGCGGACCTCTTTGTACCGCAGCCAGAGCAAATCCTGCGCCTGATTGAGAAGAAACCGGATCAGCTCCGGCATGCCGGGCGGAGGGTTCGCCGACTGAGCGGCGTACCCCATACCGACCATCATCTCAGTGCGCAGTTGAGCGAGCGTACGATACGGCGAAACCTCTTCGCAGTCGCAATTGAACTCTACGGCTTTGTCGTGTGTCGAGGTCGTCACGCTACACCCCAAAAAGCGGCCCAGGTGTTACGCCGGGCCGAAGTTCACCCACCCCCAGAAAATCAGGCGGTGACCGCGGCGTCAATCGCGCGCTGAAGATTCATGACTCCCGTCGCGTGTTTGCCGTAAACCGCCTCCACCATCGGGTCACCGCGACCGCCGTCGTCATGAATCTCGACGCCGTAGCGGTCACCGAGACGCTTGTACTCTGAGGACGCGTCAGGAACGTCATCGACTTCAACCGCGGCCGTGGATACCTTCGTGACTCCAGCAAGGCCGTGAAGCGCTTCGAGCAGCGACACCTCCCACGCGGCTACTTCGAGCCGAATGACGCTGAGTTCGGAGCGGCGGATATCGACAGTATGATACTGGACTTTCATTTTCGTTTCCTTGGGTGGTGAAAAGGCGCCGGGCGGTTGCCGCAATACGGGCCGCCCGGCTATCTAGCTAGAATCATTTACGCGTTCGCGAGATCGGGCACTCCGGTCACTTCGGCGTCGAGGAACTCGATCGTAATCGCGTCAGCTGCGCCGGTCGTGGCAACGAGACCTACATACAGGTCGTTGTTGTCGTTGTCGAAGTTCGCGCTGATCGTGTTCACCACGACGCACGGGATCTGCGCATGGCCGGTCGCCGCGAGGTTGTGCACGAGCGTGAACTCGCCCACCATCTTGCCTGCCGTATTGCTGACCGCGCGCACGACGGCCTCGATGGTCACGATGCCTTCGTCCGCCACCGCAGTGCCTGCCGGCTTGGTGAAGCTGACACGCGCCGTGTCGGTCGTATCACCCGCCGTGCCGACCGCGATGGCGAATGTGCTGGTAGCCGTGCCGGCTGCCGTCTTCGCCATGTTGAAGCGCCATCGAAACTTCATGCCAGCCTTCAGGCCGCCGAGAATCTTCAGCGCCGAGCCGGTCAGGTATGTGAGAGTCGCCGCCGTCAGCGCTTGCTGATTGACGGAGCCGTTGCGAATGGTAGAGCCGGCCAAGCCAAGGCTTGAAGCGTTGTTCTTGGTCAGCTGCACACCTGGGAGAATCTCGGTCATGTTCGTAGTCCTTCAGTGATGAGATTGTCGGGCGGGAGCGGCGCGAGCCGCTCCTTCCCTGTCGGTCACGCAGCCAGTGCGAGCACAGCGTGCGCGTTGCGCTTGCCGGTCGTCATGGCGGCCTTGGAGGTCAGCGCCCAGTAGTGCACATAGCGGTCGTACACGCGGGGTGGACGGCGCGAAACCATCCAGTGACCTTTGATCGGGCGCAGCTTCAGAAACTTCGTGTTCAGGAAGTAGCACCGCGATGCCCAGCTCACCGTCGGCGCGTCGAGCGCGTCGAGGACGTCGAACACCGGGTCCCAGATGATCTCCACACCCTTGAAGTACAGCCCGGTGTTGACACCGGAGCCGACCGAGCCGTCGAGAGTCGTAGCCGCACGGTTGCCCGTCGAGCCGCCGACGATCACCTGACGCTGAATCGCGCCGCCCGGCGAGCCGGCCGCTTCGCGATACGCGTCGATGAAGTCGGAACCCGCCAGGATGAAGTCGGGCGTGCTGCCGCCGTAGCGAATGCACTCACGCCACGCTTTCTCCATCTTCTGGAGGAACTCGCCCGCCGTGCTGCCCAGCGTCAGATCCGCGTAGTTCTGCCACCAGCTGTTGCTGGCCGCGATGCCGCCGACCGTGCCGCTCGAAGGAGTCAGCGAGACGAGATGATCCAGACCCGGGATGTCGGTCGCCGACTGCGAGCCGTTCCGGTGGATCATCAGATCGAACGCCGCCTCGAAGCCGAGCTTGAGGGTCTCGGTGTTCTCTTCGAGCAGGTTGGTCAGCTGCACCTTCTCGGCGTCCGTCGGGACCGACGTTTTTTCGTCCGTCACGATGATGCCGTTCTGGGCGAGCTCGTCTTCGTTCAGCCCGAAGCCGTCATGGAAGCTGCCCCAGGTGTACTTCGCCTGATCGAGAGTGCGCTTGCGATTGTACGAAACCTGCGAGTCGCCGAAGTAGGACTGGAAGTTGCTGTCGTTGCTGAAACGCAGCTGCTCCGTCACGTACTGGAGTCCGCCGACGTACTCCTTTTTGCCTTCGCCCATCTTCTTGAGGAAGGGGTGCGCGATGTTGATGCTGTCAACCGGATCGTTCCGGAGGAAGTAATCGATGGCGGCCTTGCCGCCGTAAGTGATCTGTGCCGGGGTAAATGGCATGTGTGCGAAACCTCATGGTGAAAAGGGGAACCCTTAGCCCTTGAGGTGGTGCGTCGCCTCGATTTGCGCACCTACCGGACACGACCCCGGCTTACGTTAGAAGGCTGACGACCTGAACGTTACGCCGGTGAAACAACCGGTGCAATCTTTCCGGTCTGCAGAAGCGGCGCAGCTTCCGATTTCGTGAGCTTGAGCACAGTATCAGCCGGTACCGTATCGTAGTTCGACCAGTGAAACGATCGCACGGCCCGATATTCCGTAGACGGATTCAGCTTTGCTGTGTACGGAATCACCGGCGCTGGTTGAAAGCGCTCCGCGGGGTCGTACAGCGGCCATCGGGTCGCCAGCAGGCCGGACATCGGCCGTACGTGCGCGTGCTCAACGAATTGCGCGAGCGCGTTCAATCGCCTATCTGGATGCTGCACGACTGGGCCGCCATTGATCCGGCGACGCTCGCGCGGTGCCTGGGTGCCGTCGTGAAAGTAACGTCGGCCAGTCGCCCAGAAGTCGAGGCCGGTAACAACGATCGGCGAACCGCCTAGTGCTGCAGCGACCGCCACTGCTGTCGTCCCGCTGTTGCCGGTGAAGCGCCAGTCTTCAAGGCGCACATCCGCGGTACTCCATCGGCTAATCAGCGGCTTACCGTACTCGCGTAGATGCGGCGCCATTGGGATAGTGCGACCTTCCGGGGTGCGCTTCATGCAATGCACCTTGTCACAGTGCACGATATAGTCGACCCGGAAAAAGTCCTGTTTGCAGCCGTGCTCGTTGGCGCTCAGCACAAGCGCGGGTCGCAAATCAACGAGCTTCGGGAGGTCCTCGGCAACTGACGGGCCGCCGCCGATCACGAGAATCGGTCGATCGACGTACAGGCCGAATAGATCCGAGATTACGAGCATTGCATCACGTAAAAAGGGCCGCGCGTGTACGGGTCGCGTCCGGCCGCTATGGCAACTGCGCGTTCAGCGCTCGCGCCCATATCCAGAGCGCCGAACGCGCATTTGGCACCACTGCCGATAGCGTGGTACTCCTCTACGATCGGCTCTGGCTCCATGTTGCAGTCGATTGTGTACCGCTTCTGCACCATGTCGTGCTGCTCTACCACAATGGCGGAGAAGTCATGCGACTTGCTGAACTCAGGTGGGTTAGCCCAATCCGCGCCGGCGCGGACCCAGTCGAGAAACATCCGCCAGCCGCTGCCGCCGGCAAAACCTATCGTAAATTTGCGGGCGTACCCTTCTTTGACGTCGCGGCATTGGTACAGCTTGCGACACTGATACTGCCGCGAACCGCCCTCACTGCTTTCTTCCGTTTGACACGAGTCTGCGGCCAGTTCTCCGGCTCGATACACTACGGTCGTCATTTTCTCGTTTCCTGGATGGTGGCCAGAGCCCAAGCTCGCGAGCTCTGGCTATGAGCTTTTCGCGTCGGCGCTTGCACGCCTCGCATGTCATTCTTCGCCGCCGAGTGCCGCGAACACTGCGTCCTTCATGCTCTTCGGCTCCTTCTTACCGCTCCCGCCGGCCATGGTGGCGGATCGCAGCGGCTGCTGAGCCGGTCGCGCGGCAGGGGGAGCCTGCACCGGTGCCGGCTTCGGCAGGGCTTCGTATGCTCGCTTGAACGTCTCCGCCCACTTCGACGGGTGCAGCTGCGCCAACACAGGCTTTAGGGCAGCCGAGAGTACCTGAACCTTGGCGTTATACACTGCGGTGCCGTCACGCGTCGAGAGTGCATTACCGGCTTCGACAAGCGCGGTGCGTCCGGCAGCGTGCTCGCGTTGCGCCTGGGCGTGCTCATCCGTCGCCGCGGCCGTGTCGGTCGCGACCTTCGCGCGCGAGCGTGCAAGCGCCAGCTCTTTGGCGTGCGCTTCGGTGATCTGGTTATTGGCCACCGCGTCTTTGAGATCCTGATGGTCCCCCAGGAAGTCGACTGCAACCGTATCGACCTCTCCGAGTTCGAGCGCGAACGCGCGCAGCTCGGACTTCAAAAATTCATAGGCGCTCCGCTTCTGCTCCGCCGTACCCTTGTGGCGTGCGTGAGCGTAGCCGAGCATCGTAGCGAGCTCGTCCGGCGACATGCCGCTGTCCGATACCGAGTCAACCAGCAGGTTCGCGTTCTCCAGCAGCGGGCGCATCGTCTTCACTTCGTTCGCCAACAGCTGGATGCGCTCGCGCGTCGACTCCTTGAGCCGCTGGTCGATCGGGTCGTTGACTGCCTTGTCGAGCTTCTCCTGGGCGGCCTTTACCGGATCTGCTCCGCTCTTGTCGGCGCCCTCCTCTTTGACGGTGCCGGTCTTCGCTACCTTGCCGCCTTTGTCGCCCTCTTCCTTTCCCGCTTCCGCTTCGCCCGATTCCTCGTCTCCAGCGGCGCCTTCGTCGCTCGCGTCAGCGTCTGCAGCGGCGTCGGTGTCTTCTGCTGCTCCAGTAGATCCAGCTTCTCCGCCTCCATCGCCGTTCGCGCTCTCGTCAGTATCTCCGACGGCAGCGTCAGCCTCAGCGCGTGCATCATTGTCTCCAGTCGGCGGCGTCTCGCCGAGGTTTTCGATTCCTGCGGTCACTGCATCGAGCAAGGTAGGGTCAGCCATGGGTGGTAGTTCCTGTTATGGGATGATCGGCGCGCCCGGCGGCGTGCCGGATGCTTTCTTCGGGGTACCGACTCCGGGCGCCTCTCCAGGTGCCGGCATCGGTTGGGGCATGAGGGGTGGCACGGTCGACGGCGGGATAAACTTCTCCACGTCGACGCGCGCGTCGAGCCGGCGGATAGTCTCGCGCAGTGTATTACGCATCGCCATCGCGAGCGGCGGGTCCGTGACGTCGAATTGGCGGATGGCGATCTGTGCCTCTTTGATCTGCGGTAGCAAGGTCGCCCAGGCTTCGCGCGCAGCGTCGCCGCCCGGTTTGCCTGTCGAGCCGGCTTCGATGTCGACCTCCACCAACGCCAGAATGTCCTGCTGATCCATGCCAGCGGGCCAGAACGCGGCAGGTCCGGCGATACGCTGCGCGTATTCGGGCTTTATGCCGTTGGCGCTGAGCGCACACTCAGTGCAGTATTGCGCGAAGTCGCGGAAGACGTCTTCCTCGGTGTCACGGTCGGTGCCGGTACGGGAGCGGAAGCCGCTCTGCTCGATCTGCGCCTGAGTGGCCGTGATCTCGGGATTCGCGGCGCCCTGCTGCGGCTCCTGAACACCGGAGACCTTCGCCATGTCGGCCACGATCGGCGTAGTGTCGAAGATGCGCGGGTCATACGTCCCGACAGCCTTCTGTGCGAACAGCTTCTCAATAGGCATAGTCGAATCGATCGGATCTAGACCGATGTATTCTTGATGCACGCTGTTCTGAACGTCGCGCATCTGATCCTTGCCGAGCTGCCCCTTGTTGTAAAGTATGCCCGGCACGCTGCGCTCGCGCGTGAGCCGCTGATTGCTGCGCGCTGCGCTGTATTCGTCCTGCAGCTTGTGCAAGCGCCAGGAAAGCGACTGCGAGTGCCGCTGGCCGTCGACTTCATAGAAGGCGAGGCGGAAATGCGGGTAAAATCGCGTCGTAGTCTGCGGCGGGCTGTACGGCTCGCGCGCCCAGCGCTTCACACCGTCGACCATGGTCTTTATCAGCCCGGTTCGCATGTCCCAGAGCTCGACAACCTTGGCGTAATCCATGCCGCGCTGGCCGCTCGCAAGATCGGGCAACCCTTTGGCGTACATACCCTCGGTCCCGACTTCGTGATCAGGCGATTGGGTAGAGGTATCCTGCGCCGTCGTCTTGCGCTGGAAGTAGCTCGACGTCTGTGCGACTTCTTGCTGGGTGAGCCGCGGGAAACGCTCCAGCAGCTGCGACTTCGGGATGTAGATATCCTCGGCCAGCCATCCGGCCTCAAGATAGTCCTCCGTCGATGCCACATCGAGCGATACCGTCATCTGCTCCGCCGGCACAAAATCGATGTGCAGCCCCTGCCGCATGACCTTTTCGAGCTTCGGGCCCATCCCTTGGATCGTCTGCTCTATCTCGCTGATTTTGTTGTCGCGCTCGGCCGCGCTCGCGAAGCCGTCGAAACTCAGCTCTTTCTGCAGAGCCTGCAGCTTCGCAAGGCTCGCCTTGAGATCGCGAACTTGACCTGCGATCTGCGGGTCCTCGCCCATCTCAGTGAAAAACAGCGCCTTGAGCCAACCCACCCCGACAGACAGCGCCGAACGCACCCAGCGGCGAGCCTTGCGCTTGAGGGCAGCGTCTTTCCACAGCCGGTTAATCACCAGCGTGAGAGTCTCGGCGAACGCCTCGGAGTCGAGCTGATCCTGAGACTGACCCGATGCGGCACCGGGTGCGCCCGGAACCGGCGCCATCCCGGCGGCTGCCGGGGCAGGCAACCCCGCGACGGGCAGAGCCGGCGGCGGGATCGATGCAGGTCCAGGGGCACCCGGAGCAGCACCGGGCATTGGCGGTGCGAGGTCTGACCCGAGCACGGCCGGATTGACCGGCGGCACCTGAGCGAGATTCGTTTTCGGCACGACGCGCTTGGCGGGCGTCGCCTCGTAGCTGGGGTCCTTGGCGTACAGATAGGACACCAGAATATCGATGATCGCGCCGATCATGTTGGCGTCTGACGCCCAATTCAGCTCCACCGTGCCGGCTGCGTACTTGCGGTCCTTCGTGTACTGCCGGCGCTGATGCTTATCGAACTCGCGCGCAGAATTGTACTCCTCCCAGGTCCGTTGAACGTCCTCGATCTCCTTCAGGGCGTCCGGGTCGTCCTCTCGCCCAGCGCGATCTACGCCGGACGAGACGGCTGCAGCCATCCCGCCCGGCGGCGTAACAGGGGCGCCCCCCAGGAGATCGAGGTGTTCGAGTGCCATCAGATTCTCTTACCGGCGCGCTTCAGGCGCTGCCAGGCGTATTCGCGTCGGGACTGGCCAACGATCTGCACGCGATTCGCCATCGCCGCAGCGTACTCCGTCGAGACGGGCGGCAGTCCGGCACTCACGGAGTCATCGGCTTCGGGTGTGCTGGTGAGGGTGGCGAGCGGATCTTCGCCGGTCAGCAAAGCGAGCCCTGCGGCGTTGACCTGTTCCGGCGTAGTGCCGGCCGGCACTGTCGCATTCGGGTCGGGTGGCTGCGGTTCGGCAGTCTGCAGCGCTTCGGGGACCTTGCGCGGTCTGCCGCGCTTCGGCTTGTCGGCGGCCTGCGCCGCGACGGGCGCAGCGCCCAGGAGGTCGGAATTGTCACTCATCTTTCGCGTCCTTCACAGCCGCCGAAATGGCGTCTTTCAGTGATCCGCTGGCGGCCTTCTCGATGCCGATCTGCTCGATTTGCAGCTCGATCTCGTTGCTGTCGTAGTCCTTGCCGTCGACCATGCGGAGCGACTTAACGCTCGCGACGATCTCGACATTGACCGTCTGGCCGACCTTGTAATCTTTCGGGGAGATGTCGAGCTTATCGAGGATCTGTTTCCGCAGACACAGACGCGTGTCGTACGGGTAATCCTCGGACGCGGACATCGGCTTGTCGTACTTCGCTTTCTCGGCCTTTTTCTCGGCTTCGGTGCGTTTCGTAGAGACGAGCTTCATTCCGGCCTGCCTGACAGCCAGGTGCGGACGAGTTCTACGGCAGTGAAAGCGGCCTTGTGCAACTGCTTCACGACCGGAACTTCCGAAAACAGCGGCGCAACAGCAACGCCGACAACGAAGGCGACGATAGCGGTCATGGCATAACCTCACGAACGGCTTTCCAGGCTGTGCCGTCGGACAGTTCGGCCGGCTGCCACTGACACCATGCCAGTTGCGCGGCCCATTCAGTACGGGACGGCATCGTAACAGGGTTGCTAAGGTCGTGAGAAGTCACCGGCCACGCCATAGCCCCCTCATCGAGTGTGACGGACGGCACACCTGCGAGAACTGAGTCGACCGAACTGTTGCTATTCCAGCTAACAGTGAATGCCGCGCCGGCGAGATCCTGCTCAAGCGAGCCCTGCAGGTAGATTCCGCTCGGCAACCCGCTCCCTTGGCGAAGCGCCTTCGGGTGCGGCCGAAAACGCACCTTCCATCCGTCCTGCGTGAGCTTCGAGTACCAGGCTCGATACTGATACGCCAGATTGACATTGACGCAGGCTTGGTCGCTCTGCACCTGCCCGAGAATCAGAGCGTAGCTGTTCAGCCGTGCGTTTGCGCGGTGGTCGGCTATCTCACGCCACGGCTCCAGCGTAAAATGCTCCATCCATCGGGCGTAATTACCTCGCGGCTGGAATCTCGCTCGCCCGTTCAGCCCATTCCAGCCGAGCGACGTCCAGTGAAACCGGTCGCCGACGTAGCCGCGCTCCATCACGAGTACCGGCACGCGCGGATTGAACTGGCGGACGCGCTTGCCGGTGCGCCAACCCCAGCAGACGACCGCATCGACGTCCAGATACTGGTGGCGCGCGAGCGTCTCGACTACTTCGTCGCCGGCGATGCGCATTCCGTTCGCAAGCTGGTCCATTAGCGGCAGGAAATGGCCGCCGGGCGGGCGTATGGCGGCGATTTTCATCGGAACCGCCGGCCGGACAGGTTCAAATGCCGTAACGGGGCGGTCATGTGCGGGTTTTCCTTGATGAATCGGCGGAGCGCGCGGCGCACGCGCCGCTTGTCGTACCACGCCAAGTACAGACCGTACGGGTGGCGCCCTATGGCGAAACGGCAGATATCCAGCTCAACTGCCGTATCGTCTTCGAGTCGCACAACGTTTGTGCCTCTCATCGGTACCTCAGTGGCGGCTTGTCCGGGAACTCGGTCATGGTGAACCATGCCTCGGTGAATGGGCGAATTACGGGGCGCTCGACCACTTCGATCTTCTTCGCGCCGTACAGCTGGTCTATTCCGCGACCGAAGAGGCCGCAAACGTCAGCCTTGTCATCATGCCCTGAGCCGCCGAGCGCAATCAACTGCTGGATTACCTGATCCGTCCACGGCGCATGCCGCGGAAAGCGGACTTTACCGATCGCGGCGCGCGCCTGAAAGTTCATCGCCTTCGCCACCTTGTCCTTGATCGACGGCAGCGAGCGTAGATCACAGAAGACGTCGTGCTTCTTGTGGCACACAGCCGGCTCGTTCGGCCGCTCCGGGTCAGCGCCGAGGCAAAAATGCTGCCCGGGGCGCATCATTTCGGTCTGACGGCGCTGGAACGCTGGCCGCATCGCCTTGTCGATGACGCCGCCCTCGTTGAACCAGATCCGGATCTGCTGGCGCTCGATCATCTCAAGCATCTGATCGACCGAAACGCCAGTGTCGCACTGCTTGCTCCACCACTCGGTGATCCATAGGGTGTGCTCCCAGTCGACGCCGCCGATTCCGAGCTCAGTAAAGTCGCCACCGGCCGACGTGACGGCGTAGTCGCCCGCTCCGGCCTTGGTGAGCGCGACCGGCAGGTCGTCCGGGTCGTAGAAATACGGCTCGAACATCTCCCTGGTGAATTTCCCGATGCCGGCGGTGCTCGGCCGCTGCTGGTACAGGCTCGACCAGTCGCGTTGCGCCGCCGCACCCGGTGCGTTCTCGAACATCTGCCAGTGTTGGGCCGGGTAGAACTCCGGGAAGATGTACTCCCCAGGCTTGCGCCCTATAGGGTCGTCCTGCCGCTCGGCCTTCGCCGGCATGTTCAGGATCTCCCACATCAGGCCGTCCTTGCATTTGATCATGCCGGACTGGCCCTTGTATCCGTCGGGCAGGATATAGCCGGCCAAGTCGCCCTCCGCCCATCGGGTCAGGATCAGGATCACCCAGGCGCCCGGCAGGAGACGCGACAGGATGGAGCCCTGATACTCATCGACGTTCTTTTTCTGGATCTGTGGCGAGTCCGCCTCTTCACGGTTCTTCACCGGGTCATCTATCAGCACGCCGTTACAGCGATTGCCGGTGATGCCGCCGCGGATACCGAACGCACGCACCTCGTCGCCCGTGGTGAGCGACCAGTCGGCCTCCGCCGATCGATCAAGAGCGATCGGGGTGTCCCAGATTTCCTGATACCCCGAGCTCGGGATGACGCCCTGCGTGCGCCGGGACTGCAGTCGCGCCAGATCGTCGCCATAGCTCACGATCATGTAGCGGCCTTGCCGCTTCTTCCAGTGAATCCCGGTCGTGTCGTTGCCGATACACCAGCTGAGAGTCACGGGGCCGGCGTATGTCGACTTAGCCGTACCGGGCGGCATCATGATAATCGCCCGGCCGAAGGGGCGCGTCACCGTCCGCTGGAGTACCCCGCACAGTTTCGCGAGGTGCGGCGCCATCAACATCTCGGCCGACACGCCGAGCGTCTCGTCCGGGCGGACCGGCGGGTTCGGATTCATCGGGACGTCAATATTCAACGCATAGGAGTGCAGCGACTCCTGGCAGCGCTTGCGCCGGTAGAGCTCGCGCAGCGCGGCCTTCCGGTTGATGACGTCCGCGGCGTCAGTCACTGACCGCCCCAAATGCGGCCGACCGCCTCGTACAGAACGGAGCCGCCCCAGAACCAAGCAGCAATGAACAGTGCGAGCACTGTAACCGGAATCCAGTTCTCGCGAATGTGATGCCGCGCACTCACGGCTTCACCCAGCCCTGCGCCGCTGCGTCCTTGTAGGCGAGGGCGACCGCCAGGAACGGGGTATCAGCCCGCCCGCGACCGTGCACGAACGCCTCGTCCGCGGACTTCGGTGACCAATTGCAGTGAAAGACCGAATCGCGCAGGTACACGTGCACCGGCGCATAGCGCAGCATCTGCTCAAAACTCATCGATCACTCTCCGCGGTTCAGTTCGTTGAGGATATCTTCGCTCGACTGGTATGTCCGCTGCTGGTCGCCCTTGTTCACGGTGAGAGTCGCCTCCTTCAGCTGAGGCAACGCGAACTTGGCGATCTCGATGAAGAGCTCGACCGCCTTTGCCGGGGAATCCTCCGCAACCTTGTGAAGCCACGTCTGCAGGGCGTCGAGGTTCTGTAGCGCCAACAGGTGGAAAGCCTGTCGGATCTTGTTCTGCGTTACGAGCTTCTTCGCCTTCTCGATCATCATGGTGGGGTCAGGCGGTAGCACGATCACGCGATCGACCGTGCGCGCATGCGGATTCACCAGCTCACCCTGGGGCGGGCGCGGCTTGGACGGGTTCGGGTTGAACTCTCGCGGTTCACCACCGAGAAGGTCTTCGTGATCGCTCATCATTTCGGGCGGGCGGCGGGTTTATCCATGCGCGCACGTTTACCAGCTCAGCAGTGGCGGCGTCGCTGCGATTCGCCGGGACTGTGATTCACGTCGCATAGTGCTGGCAGGCACTAGTGAGTCGCCGCTGCACCCTATGTGAGTCCTATATAGGGTTTAGAATCCGCGTACCGCAAATCTGCCGTTCGGGTACCCCCTGTACGCAGGGGACCCAAAGCGCGAAACAGGGGGCTACCCCCTACCCCTCCCCGCCCGCGAGCAGCGCCGCTGCGCTCGATCGCCGGGCGATGACACGCAAACCCAGGGCATGAAGCAGGCCGAGCTCGTGTCATTGATTCACGGGCGCGGCAATACAGGCACGTATAATACCCAGCATGTTAAAACGAGCCCTGATTGGCGCATCCCTGGATCAGTCGGGCTCAGAGCCACCCAGGACGGCGCAACAGCCGTACCCGAGCCGGGCGAATAGGGGTTAGGTTTCTAGCTCGACCGCCAGTCTGTATGCATAGGCTTTAGCGGGCGGCGATTCTCGCCAGTCACTCTCTACCGCCTTGCTAACCATTGGTAAAGTTGGTTTAGCAAAGGGGTAGATAGGACCTGGCTCGGATGAGTCGTGAGGTCCTTTGTAAACCCTTTGCGCTAAACCCATTGGGCTTTATAGGGCTTCACTTCACCCATCGAACCTGCGACACTGCTAAACCCATTGGGCTTTATAGGGCTTAGAACATGCCGAAACTGTACTCTCAAACCCTTTCCGCAGACTCGCCGGACCGCCAACGCCCGCCGCGCATGCACAAAGGTAATGTGCCGTCTCCCGATCAGTACCCCATCACCCTGGGTACTCTGCAGCTGCCGGACGAGCGCTGGACCGTCTCACTACTCCAAGCCCGCATCGGCACGCCCGGTCAGCGCCTGAAGGACGGTCCCGCCCCCGCATCTGACGATTGGTGGAACATCAAGCTATGGGCAGACGGCCGCGCCCTGCACAAGGCGAACTACTGGACTTCGTGGAGCCCGACCGAGCGGCGCCTGACGGCCAGGGGTGACACAAAGGCTTTAGCCGCCCGCGAGCCGCTCATCAAAACCCTGCTCGCCGCGCTGCAGCTCATGACCCTGGAATTTACCGGTAGCGCGACCTCTATCCCCTTTGTGCGGGCTCAGTGCGATTGCCAGGGTACGATCACCGTCGGCATTGATCCGATGTACGAAGAGCTCTGCGTGTCGACCATGATGCGGGCGCGAGGTATGGCCGCCGCGCCGCCGCGCGTATTTACTGACGCCGAACGCCCGGCGCTCATGGCGATGGCGCGTATGGTCAACGCTGAGCGCATGCCTTCGCAGGGGTGGAGCACGGTGCGGGACGAACTCACCGGGGGCTTTACGCTTGTCGCAAAGTGACCTAGAACGTCAGCTTTGCGTCACTTTGTGACACGCAGTGTCGGTAGGGCTTACACAGTGCCTGCCGGCACTATCGCAGAATCAATGAGTTATAGGTTGGCACGCGCCATGCATACTCTCACTCACCAGATCGCCGCATGCCACAGGAGCAGCGAACCATGTTAACCAAGATCATCGGCGCCCCGTTTACTGGCGAGCGTGCCGCTAAGCAGGTGCTCACCAAGTTTCGCAAGCGCCATCGCGTCGCGTTGCGCGGCGCAGTTGTGCTGCAGGACTACAGTGGGGCTTGGTACGTTCACGCACCCTTGGGCGGTACAGGTTTCAGCGCCGCCGAAATGGCGGGCGCCCTGCTTGCCGTTCGTGCCGAATAGCGCACGCCACAGGAGCAGCGAACCATGAACTGCACGCAGATCCATTACACTTCCCAGAAGTATCCGAGCGACGTGCTCACTCTGGACATCAAGAACAGCGACGGCCGGACCTGTGAGTGGCTCGCGCGCACCCGCGTCCACGGGTACGAAGAGGGAATCGCCGTCCTCGAATGGCGTGACCAGACTCACCGGGAGATATTCTGGCGTGAGTGGCTCACCCTGAGCGGCCGGATTGGCTAGGAAATCTAAGTTTGACGTCTAAGCATTCCACAGGAGAAGCAGTCATGCACTACGGTTCACTTTGGTCTTTCGGCAACATCGCCACCGAGATCATCCTTCGCAACATCGCGATCGCGGATCTTCCGCCCGGGGCTCGCGCCCATGAGCTCGCACGCAACGATCACCCTTCGATAACCATCCTGCGTGCGGTCATCCGCGCCGATACGGAGCGCGGCATTGCCCGGCGCGCTGCGGTGGCGGCTAAGGTCGCCGCTGCGGTGGCGGCTTCTGCCGCTCCTTCGGTGGCCTGCCCGTTCGAGGCCGGCAGCTATGGCGCCCGCTACTTCGATAGCCTCGAAGGGATGTCTCAGGAGCATCTGCGCCGCCGTAGGGCGGAACTAAAGCGGCAGCTGACCTATACGATGCACGACGAGTGTCGCCGTTTGGTAGCCCTGCAGTGCGTTGAGGCTCGGCTGTCGTAAGCATCACCAACCCATAGGACACATGCACCGTGGATACTCTCAGTCTCGCTGATGCACTGTTCGCCCTGATCGGGCGTCTCGACAGTGCCACCCCGCCCGAGCTGCGCGTCGCGCGCAAACAGCTCAAGGAATTTGCACAGGATCAGGCCAACCCTCGCATGCACCGTCGCCTCGCCATGTCGCTGGCTGTCGTGCTGGATGAGGTGAAGTGACATGAGCAAGATCACCTCTGAAGAGATCAGTAGGTCGATTGCGCTTCAGATCATCGAGCGCTCGACTGACCCGCACCATATCGAACGCGAGTGCGAACAACTGTCGACCGTCGTAGACCGCGTTGGTGGCATGACGACGTGGACCTTCGAAGACGGCAGCGAAATCCGCACCGGAAACGGCACAGCGGAGCTTTTGCCGACCGAATGGGTGCGGTCGTGAGCCGCCGCAAGGCCGCCCCGGCGCTGCCGGCCGCCTCCCGCATCCCGTACACCGTTTGGGAGCTGCGCGACGTGATGGGCATACAGCCGCCGGTTACGGTCGTGTACCAATCCAAGGTCGGCGACTTTCAGGCGCAAAATTGCAATCAGCGCATCCTCGGGCAAGTCATGGCGTACACCAAGGAAGACGCGTTGCGCGAGCTGGCAAAGGGAAATACTGTGAAGTAGTTCCGTTGCATGCCGACGAAAACGGAGAAGTAGTCATGTCAGAAGAGAACCTGTTGCGGGCACTCGGTCCTTCCGAGGGCGGCACCGCCACTTTCCCTGACGAGCTGATCGTCGTGGCGGAGATCATCGATAGGTATGACCCCGGCAGCGGCCTGGGTCGTCATCTCCGCGAACGGGCCGAGAAAATTCGCACCGCCCTGGAAGGTGCCGCGTGACTCGCTCACAGGAAACGGGGAAACCTCTCACGTGCGTGGCGCGCATAGCGAGGACGGCGCGTGTTTGTGGCCGTCCAGCAAAATGGAGAGCGCCCAGCGGCGACCTACTTTGCGGCGTTCATCGTCTGAGCGCCGAGTCTTCTGGAAGCGGTACGCGATTTAAGTGTACTCCTGTGAAGCAAGGCGATGCAGCTGCATACCGGCTGGCCGTTGCCGCGACACAGGCTGCACGAGAAGCCCTCATCAAGGGCGCGGGGCATGAGCCAAAGAATGACCTCCTGACCATCAAGCGTGAGCACGCAGAGGCCGCATTCCGAGTGCTCGACGTAGTCGCGGGTTGCCTTGGGCAGTTGGCGTCCAAATCGAATCCGCTGATGTGCCACGGCTCGGATCTGTGGACCGTGCGTGAGATACGAGATCACGCGAAGGCTGCCGCAAAGATGCTGAAGAAGGATCTGGAGCGATGAACGACAACCGTCCCGCACTACGTGTAAGCGTCACCGTGTTGGCGCTCGCGATAATCGGCTGCACCCGACGGTTGACCGACCAGAGCTTGGCGATATAATATCCGCACACTTTCACCCAACGTACGCCACAGGAGCGACGAATCATGCCTGAAGTAATCCGATACGACGTCTTTATCGCGATCCAGCTTAATGCCTGGGTCGACTTTGTCGGTGCTCACTGCTGGCTGTCTGCCCGCTCGCGCCCGGTCTACCTGCCGGCGCATTTTGAGGTGCAGCCGTGAGCGCCCTCGTATCCCTGTTCCAGAATGAGTTTGGCAACTGGTTTATCTGTATCCGGTTGGGGTACGGCACGCCAGCTGAGCGCGCCGAGCTCGTCGCTATAACCTCCATGACCGCCGCGCGCTTCATGGCGCAGGGCTGGCCGATCCGCAAAGAGATTTAAGCAATGCGCTTCTCCGACTGCTTCGAGACCGACGTCGCGCTCGCGCGATGGGATGCGCAACGCGAGTGGCGCAAATGGCGAACCATCCTGCGCCGCCTGGAGGCGCGTGGCGCCGCCCGGCAAACCCGAGAGACTGTAACCCTGTGGCTGGCCAACGCCAAAGCGAAATGCCGCCGGCTGCGAGAGGAGATGCGAGCATGACCCGAGCTGAACTTTACGGGCTGATCACCAAGGCGATGCGTGCGGCCGGCGAGCTGTCAAGCTGGCATCCTGGCGAGGATGTGTGGCAAATGTGCGCCGAATCGCTGGCCGATGAACTCGCCAAGATCCACCCGCATTTCGACCGCGAGCGCTTTCTGCGGGAGTGCGAAGGCCGCACGCCGACCCCACCCCCGAGTACGCTACTGCACAGCACGGCGAACATGCTGCTCGCGCTTGTGCAGACCAGCGGCCGGCAGAAAGCCGTGGAGCTGCTGGTGCAGTACGGCGCACCCCCTGGTGCCCCCACGCTGTCGGGGGTGTCGGCTGATCGCTTACCTGCCTTGCACGCGGAATTGGAGCGGCTATGCCCGCCGTCGCGTTGATCCTGCTGCTCGTCGGAATGGGCGCCGCCTGTGCGGCTGCTCGCGCCACGCACCGCTGGCCGAAGTCCGGCGGGCACACCCATCCTTCTTACTTTCGCAACCCATCGGAGAAACCATGAAATGTCTGACCAGATTCGCCGTCATGCTGTCGATTGCGGCTTTGCTTACGACGGCCGTTGCACATGCCACATCACCGCCCCACGTGGCCGTACCAACGACTACATTCGGGGGGTCCTCTTCTCCGACTTCGCATCCATCGAAGCACGGGTCTCAGCCGCCAGCCGCGCAGCCGTCGAACAACGTCTCGCAGGTCTCTCAGACGAAAAGCTCGGCCAGCTCGTTGAGCAAGTCGGCAGCGAAATCAGACGCCGCTGCCCGCAGTGGCAGCTCGTCGGCGAGTCAATCATCCAGCACGGGCGGGCACTCTTCGGCGACCGGCGGGAGCAGCAAGCAGGCACAGCGACAGAGCAGCACGAACGAGAGCAGCGGCAACGCGTCAGCTCAGACCGGTGCAATCTCTGTAACGGGACCGGCTGCGTCCACTGCGAACGGTGATCAGGAAGTAACTATTCATGGCGACGAGACTACGTACGAAGCCCCCAAGATCCCCGTTTCGACTGCAGTCGCTGGTGGCACTAACACCACGGCAGGTTGCCGCTATTCAGTGGGGGCCGGCGGGCAAGCGACTATTCTCGGCCTCAGTTTCGGCATCGGCCGGAAAGACCGGGACTGTGAGCGGGTTGCGCTCGCGGAAATGATGTACGACCGCGGCAACCCCGATGCGGGCGACGCCATCATGTGCCGCGTTCGCGAGCTGCGAGAGGCGTTCGGCGCTGACTGCCTGGCAATGCTCGCCCGCTCGCGCCCCGCCGTTCCTGCGCAGCCTACAGAGCGCCAGCTGCGGATGCGCGAGGAATTTGAGCGCGGGGAGTACCGGAAATGACCGAGATAGTGCCGGAGCTGATCGACGGTATGCGGCAACCGGTATTCCTGGGCGGTTTCATCCATGCAGATGATGTGCAAACGCGCGTGGATCTGGCCCGATGGCCACTCACGTTCAGGCCGTACTATCGAGTACCGCCCCCTGAAGGAGTCGATCCGTGGACTTGGATGGAGCTGGAGTTTCAGCCATGAAACGCCAGCGCAGAGTGCACTACGCCCCGCATGTAGGATCTCGCGCCCTCTGTGGCGCACCTGTTCCGCCGTTCGGCGCTTCGCCGCAGCTGCTGACGCAAGTAGCCGACGACATCACCTGCCGCGTGTGCATGTTCCACTACCTGGCGCAGCAAGCGCCATGGGCGTCTGCGTTCCTGGCCGACCTGCGCGCAGCGGATCCCAGTGCGAAGACGTCGGAAGGCGCGCGGCTGAGGCGGGAGGCTGCGACCCCGGGATGCTGAGACTGTTTCGAGGAGTGATGACAACCTTGGCGCGCACGGCGGTTCTGCTGTGCGCGCTTTTTCTTTTACTGCTCGGCTGGCCGACGCGCCGGCTGAAACTATTTGACAATAGTTGTTGACGCCTTTACATAGTGCGTGTACATTCTCCCCTGTCGATAGGTAGAACCCGTAACGAATAGGCTTTACATAAAGCGCGGCCGCAAGGTAAATCAACGACTTGCACCGCTGGCACGGGTCCTGCATATCTAATACCGCCCACCCCGGGCATGTGACTTGGCAATAAACGAACTGGAGAATGGAACATGAGCACTCTTGAAGCCCGTAACTACGTCGCCACCGCCGCCGATGCCGCTAACCTGGCCGCCCAGATGTTCGAGGCGCGCGAAGCGACCGACACCGTGCCGCGCCTCTACCTCCGCGCGCTGGTCGCAACAACCATCCACGAACTGGGTGCGACGCAGCGCCAGCGTGCGGCGAAGCCTGTGAAGATCAACGACGAGGAGCAAGCCCAGGAGCTTGCCGCACTCGACAAGGTAATCGATCTGCTGTACCCGCCTATCCTGGCGCGGTACAAGGAGAAGCTCGGCGCCGGCCGCTCCAAGGAGGTGAATAGCGAGACCAACTGGGCCCGCGGCGCTCACCGCGACGTGCGCAACTGGGTCCGTGCCGGGCACAGTCTGACCACCTTCGCCGCCGCGCGGCTCACCAAGGCTATGCTGGCGGTAAAGACGAAGGCTCGACCGCCGCAGCCCGCCCGCATCAAATCGCGCATGGAGCGCGACAGTCAGGCGATCCTGTCTGCAGCGAAGGAGCTCGCCGCCCTCGACAGAGACGGCGCTATCGCGAGCATCCAAGTAATCATGGGTCAGCTCGCAAGCCAGCTGCGCGGGCTGGGCGTCGAGGCAACGAAGGACCCCCGCGAGGCCGTGGCGGAGCATCTGCCGCTGCGCGTCGGCAAGAATGTGTTCTTCCCGACTGACATGCTGCACCAGATGGAACGGCCGTCGTGAGCGCGATAGGGCTCGGCACAGGATTGGACCCGATGGAGCGGGCCGCTATCCTGCGGCTGGTCCGATCCCAGCTCGACTCCATGAAGCGGGAAAGAGATCACATGGAGCGCATGGCGCACTTGGGGGACCGCACGGCCGAGGCCGCTTTCACGGCGCTAGATATGGAGATCCGCGCCGTGGAGTCGGCAGTAAAAAAGCTCTGGATGGAACGGCCCCCGTAGATCCCTAGTGCTGATCAGCACTGAAACACGCCGCGCGACCCTTGCGCGGCGTTTTCGTTTCTGGCAGTCTCGCGCGCCATGTTCTTCAGAAAGGGCGCGGCAGCCGTACTCGCCGCAAGCATCCGAGGCGCACTCATTGGCGCCGTTGAGAAACTCAACGCTCGCAGCCACCTCAAGGGTGGTATCGCTCTGGAGCGTGCAACGCGGGCCGTCCTGGCACCGCGCCCGGTAATGCCGCTGTTCGGGTGGGGGCAGGAGTCCAAAGGCCCGCACCGCCGTCATCCCATGTGGCCGCGCAATCACTACTCCACTACGTGGCATCCGTCCGCCCGTCACGGCGAACAGGAATGCGCGCGGCGCCGCCGACAGATCGCGCGCGGGCAGCTCACCAAGGCGAACGGCCTCACGGTATGAACCCGTTCGCGTGGTTCCGCATGCAGACGTTGGTGCGACCGAAGCGTCCGACCTACATTGAGCCGCCTGACGTGCCGACCAGTGCGCCGCGGCAATTCTACTCGCGCGTCAACGCGCTGGTGTCGTGGCTCAACTTCCATCGGGAGACCGTATGAGCGGCGAAGACTTCGCGTTCTTCTATTGGTACACCCGTAAATGGGGGCAAGCGCAATGCCGCTGCTCCGACTGTCGCGCGATGTTCCACCGCTTCTGGCGGCGCTGCCAGCGCTGGCAGCGCAGCTACTGATTTTTCTACAACCCCGGAGATAGACGATGCTCGAAAAACTTCTGGAGGCTATTGTCGGCCTCACCAACGCGCTTAATGCGCACGCTGCGGCGCTGTCCGCAAACCCTACGAAGGCGGCCAAGGGCAAGGCAGCGACGGAAACGCCCCCTGCTGGCGCCGCGGCAGCCAATACTGTGACGGGTACGGGCCCGGCTGCCACACCTCAGAGTGTGCAGAGCGCTGCACCCGCATCACAACCTTCGGCCGCTGCGACGGTGAGCGCGCAGGATGCCGGCAACGCCATGGTGTCGGTTGCGAATGAGATCAGCCGCGAGGCTGCGGTCGCGATCCTGGCGAATTTCGGTGCGGCGACGTTTGCCGGCGTGAAGCCGGACAGCTATGCGGCGTTCAAGGCCGCGTGCGACACCGCGCTCGCCGCGCATCGCGCGAAGGCTGCCGCTCCGGCGACTGGCGCCGCTGGGCTGATGTAATGTCGCTGAGCTGGGCGCTCAACAATCCCGCCACCCGCGTCGCCATTTCGGTGACGCGGGAGCGGTGTTGGTATGCGACCATGAAGCAGGTTCGGCGTGCGTACGACGAAGTCGCCGAGAATGCGAAACGGCATCGCATCGGACTGCATATCAGCTGCAACCTGTACGAACTGCAGAAGAATATAACCCCGCCTCTTTGATATGGTGTAGCAGTGGCAGGAACACACAGTTTGTGGTCACCGTCGTCCGCCAAGCGTTGGCGGAAGTGTGCTGGCTCCGTCGTCATGAACGAGGGGCAGGACAAGGCGAGCAAGGAAGCGGCGGAGGGTACCGTCTATCACGGTGTCTCCGAGTGGGCCCTTACAACGGATCAGCCTTGCACAGCTGCGGTCGGGAAACAGCTCAGCGCCGACGGCTTCTCGTTCATCGTGAAGGAAGAGGATGCCGACTACGCCCAGGAGTACGTCGACGCGATCCGCGCCCGCGTGCGCGAGGGGTGCATCGTCAGCGTCGAGATCAAGACGGACACCAGCGAAACGCTGGGCATCGCCGGGCAGACGGGCACCATCGACGCGCGAGTATTCGACATCCCGAGCGAAACCATCGAGATGCGCGATCTGAAGTTCGGCCGCGGCGTCAAGGTGTACGCCCGCGAGCCAGACGGCAGCCCGAACGATCAGCTTTTCATCTACGGCTGGTCAGAGCTGAAGCGCACGCTGTTCATGTGCGACTGGCAATGGCTGAAGCTGGCGATTCACCAGCCTCGCATCGGGCACTACGACGAAATCACTTTGAGCCGCACCGAGTGCGAGATGCTCGCTGTCCAGCTGCGGCACGACGCGCAGCGCTCGTATGCCGCCTGGCAGCGATACCACGAAGACGCCACCGGCCTCGCCGCCGTGCTTACTCCATCGCTTGAGGCGTGCCGCTGGTGTGCGCGCGGCGGATCTTGCGTAGTGCGCGCTGACGACGTAATCAACGGAGCAGACCTGACAATGGCCGCAAAGAATCTCCCGCTCATGACCGGGCTTCAACTTTCCGCCGCGCTCGACTGGGCGGAGAAGGCGGAAGCCCTCATTCGCGCAATGCGCGCTGAGGCGCTGAACCGCGTGGAGCAGAAGTCGCCCGACGCGCCGCCAGGCTGGAAGACGGTGGAGGGGCGCAAGGGTGACCGCGTTGCCGATCCGGCGGATATCCGGCGCCGCGCTACCGAAGCCGTGAAGCAGCACACCGCCGGCGACGAAACGTCAGCGATGCGCGACGGCTTGCCGGTCGCGCTGTACACCGAGCCGGAGCTCAAGTCCGTGGCGCAGATCGAAAAGGCGTGCAAGAAGCTCGGCACGCTCGGCAAGAC